TTTTACGCTTACCTTTTTCAGTGCGTGGTCAACAGCAAGGATCTGGGAAAGATCAATCTCGGGAAGCACCTATTCCACGGGCAGCGATGGGCTATCACTGAAATTTTTGACGCGCTCGAAGACGACATCCGCTTCATCTACATCCTCAAATCTCGCCAGCTTGGTATCTCTACCCTCATCCGGGTGCTGATCGCCTTCTTGCAGGGGATTTTCCCCGGCCTCAAGGGCGCGATCGTGTTCGACACGGATTCGAACAAGAGCAAGGCGCATGTCGAGCTGAAGTCGGTGATCGACAACCTTCCTGCTCACCTCAAGTTTCCCAAGGTCGTTAAAGACAACCGCGAGGGTATGATCCTTGCGAACGAGTCCAGCATCTTGTTCATGTCAGCAGGCGTGAGGCAGTCAAAGAGCAGCGGCACGCTCGGCCGGTCGACCGATTTGACGGTCACGCACTGCTCGGAGCTGTGCTCGTGGGATAACGCAAGCGGCCTAGTCGCGCTTGAAAATGCGTATAGTGAAATACATCCTGATCGACTTTACATTTATGAGTCGACAGCTCGCGGTCACAATGACTGGAAGGATATGTGGGAGACTGCGCGAGAGGATACCGCGCATTGCAAATGTATATTTCTCGGCTGGTGGTGCAAGGAAAGCCAGAGAATTGAACAAACTCATCCTGACTTTCCACTTTACGGAACTATTCCGCCTTCTGATAAGGAGGCTAAAAAGATTGCGCAAGTTAAAGAACTTTACGACTTTCAAATTACGGTTGAGCAATTGGCATGGATACGTCGTAAAATGGATCCGGCAGCGCAAAGCCAAGGCGATGCTGATCCTGAATTTGATGCCGATCCGACTCAAATCCAAGAGCAGCCGTGGGCCGAAGATGAGGCTTGGCAGGTTACTGGAGCTGCTTTTTTTGCTTCCGAGAACCTCACTGATCTTACCAATAAGTCGGTCAGCGACGACTTCCAGACCTATATGTTTCATTGCGGCGCCGAGTTCGCCGACATGCGGATTTTCAAGGCCGACAATGTCAAGTCGGTGGAGCTGAAAGTATGGGAGGAACCAGATCATGACGGAGTCTACGTTGTCGGAATTGATCCGGCCTATGGAGAGAACGAACATAATTGCCGGTCATCAATTCAGGTTCTTCGGTGTTACGCTGATGGTATTGACCAGGTTGCCGAATACGCTTGGCCCTTGGTTACCACCCGACAACTCTCGTGGGCCATTGCCGCCCTTCTTGGATGGTACGGGGCCGGCAGAGGCCAGGTTAGATACATCCTTGAACTCAACGGCCCTGGTCAAGCCGTTCTAAATTCACTTAAGGATTTGAAATTTCAGGTCGAGAATGGCTATCAGTTCGAGAAGCTTGACGCCAAGGGTTTGCGGGATATTTTTCGCAACGTCTCGCAGTACATCTACTCGCGCGTAGATGCTATCGGTACCGGATCGAATTATCATTTTAAGACCGATACCCAGCGTAAAGTCCTCATAATGGAGCGTCTTCGGGACTTTGCGTCGAACGGTAACTTGCGGGCGCGGTCGATGGAACTTATCAAAGAAATGAAGTGGATATCGCGGGACGGCGACTCCATCTGCGCTCCTGGAAGCAAAAAGGATGACAGGGTTGTGGCCATCGCGCTGGCGTCGTACTATTGGGAGAGTAAGATACGGCGAGACCTCATCGTGCGCAAGATGACGCGCGCCTCTGAGGCCGCCAGAAAGCGCTTGAGCATCGTGGATCAGGTCCAGCTTTTTAATCAGAACAACCTGGAGCAGTTCTTCGCCGGTAAGCGCATGGAGCGCATTTCGGCGGTTCGGAATACGCAAAGACAGCGATGGAGATATGGAAGATGATGCTATGTAAAGGGTTTCATGTTCGTCAGAAGAACACTGGATTACGCGGAGTCGTAGTTGACGATCCGAGTGAATCAGGCGGTCCTTTTCCTGGAGAAACATGCTATACTGTAGTTTTTGCCGTTGGTAATATACCGAGTCAAAGAGTTTGTTTACTTGAAACTCTGGAAGACGATACGCTTACGATTTCCGAGTTGCAAAAAAATGGCTAAATTTTCAATGAAGTGCCCCGAGTGCGCTGGGAAGTTCCCGTGGGAGCCCACCAAAGGCTGCCCCAAGGCTTGCCCTTTATGCGGTTTCGATACCTCGATCGACGACGATGCGACCGCCATCGTCTTGCCCGCTTTCTTGTCGGCAAAGTCCAAGGCCAACGACAAGCTCTACCGGGATATGGAGAGAGGATCAGAGTTCCGGGCGCATGCGGCGGCAGATATGGCCGGCGTGCCAGTATCGGAAATGTCCGGCTTGAAGATCACCGATTTGAACGATCGGCGCGACACGGAGATCGCCGCCAAGGATACCGAAGCTCGCATGGCGGCTGCTCGCCTTGGACTTCCGTCGCTCGATGCGCCGTTTCAGCAGAATGGGGCTTCGTTTAGCGGGGCGGTTCAAGCGGGTGCCTTTGCGAATTCGGGGGCCAAGTTCCAGACAGTATTGCGCGAGCAGCACGCGCAGGCAACCAATTATGCTGGAATCAGTGATCAGCCGGCGGCCGAAGTGCTGAATCCCGCCTATAGGCGCCGAGCATGATCCCCGTACCCGGCACTAAAAACGCGATCGTAGACCTTGGCAAGGAGTTGATCGAGCAGTGCCGAGTGAGCGTCGGAGACCGGTCGGTACGACGGCCAGAAATCGCTGCTTAATCTCCTCTATAAAATACTCGACCGCACGTCGGCGCATTTGTTCAGCCCGGTGGAGCTGAAGTTTTCGCTCGACTTCGAAAAGCCGGTGCCGGCGCACTTCCTCGACAAGGCCAAGATCGTGGCCAGCCATTTGACCCGCAATTGGGAGCTGGCCGATACCGACACGACTTTCGCCCGCGGGGTGTTTGACAGCCTCAAGTACGGGGTGTCTATCCTCAAGCAATGGCCCGAAGTGAGCGGGCTTCCTTCGAACGAGCGAATCACCTACGAGCGCAAGCTGGTGATGCCGTGGAATTTCGGGGTGTACCGTGAGGATGAGAACGATATCGGCAAGCAGGAGGCGCTGTGTGAGACCTCCATCCTGACTATGCCCGAGATATGGCGGCGTATCTGGCATCTCGACGATAAGAAGAAACTCTACGATCGCATCGCCGCGCACGCCCGCAAGGGTGCGGTGGTGTCCGATCCGGCCAGTATGTTCCATCAAGTGCTGTCCACCTCGCAGCTTCAGACTGGCGTGAACCAGAACACGCTGCCAGGCGGCATCGTGCAGATCGGCAACGATCCGAATTACGCCGTCATGGGGCCGGTGATCGGCGCCGATACGGTCGAGTTTCACGAGATTTGGGTTAAAGATGAAGAGGACTGGACGACCATTCAGATTGTCGAGCCCGACATCTTGATTGCTCCTATCCACAAGAAGGCGAACCTGCTCGGCGTGCCCAGGATGCAGCCCTACCGCAAGATACAGCCGAACGAGGTGACCAATTGGTTCTGGGGCAGGAGCGAACTTATCGACCTGATCGAGGCGCAGGGCTTCTTGTCGATGACGTGCGATGACGTGAAGCGCTTGTTCGGGTTGCTGATCGACAAGTTGCTGGCGTTTTCGGGGGATACCACGATCACGGATGAACTTTACGCGCAAGCCCGTAGTGCCGGATTTATGAATCTCGGCCAGACCGGCAAGGTGGAGGATTTGACCCCGAAGTTTCCGCAAGAGGGTGTCGAACTTATCCGGTTTTTGATTGACCAGATCAACGAACTGGCGGGCTTCCCCAAGGTCATGCAGGGGCAGGGTGAGAGTGGGGTGCGGGCCGGCAATCACGCTAATCTGATGCAGAAGATGGCTTCGCCCACCTTGCGGGACCGGGCGTTGCTGGTGGAGCGACAGTGCGCGGCGTGCGCCGATCTCGACCTTACCATCAAGGAAGCTAAGGATCCACATCGGTACTGGACTAAAGCGGACGAGATTAAGAATGTAGAGGAGACCAGTTTTTTACTGACGGACTTGCCGGACGACTGGCGGGTGACGGTCGACTCTCACAGTTCCAGTCCGATCTTTTCGGACGAGAACACGCAGCTGGTGATGGCCGCTCATGCCAAGGGCATCGTGCAGACCGAGTACGTGATCGATAACGTGGCGCTGCCCAACAAGGCCGAAGCGAAAGCGCAGAACCGCAAGGCCGCTGAAGCGCATGAGAAGTTGATGCAGGAGCACCCCGAATTGTTGATCGAGGAGTTCAAGCATAAGGGTGGGAAGCACTAAACTTATTCGCCATCCAATACAATTTTTATTTCTCTCGTTGCGTAATCGTAATACCCACCGCCTTCTGTGTTTGCTTCGTTCAACGCGCATAAAGCCCAGCGCAGACTCTCTCGCGTAACGGTAAGCAACTCACCAACCACGTCGGGCCTCGTATCCTTGGTCCCGTATATCTTGGACCAATCTGGCCGCCATAATTCCATTCCTTGCGGCCTTTTCTTCACGTTATATCCTCCCATTTCCTTGAGGAACGAACACGCTCGGTCCTTGCCCTGCCGATCGCAGGGCGGGTTCTTGTCGGGCCTGCACTTGAGCTTGTGCTTGCGTGCGCGCGTTGTGCAGCATCATCTCGACGCCGGCCAGCCGGGATTGATCGAGGTCTTCAAGTATCCATCCTTTTAGACCGATTGCCAGTATGGTGCACCGCTGACCAAAATCGTCGATGATAACCGACGCGCTCATGTTGTTACCGGCCGCCGTACTGAGGGCGTTTACTGCTGAGTTTGCGACTTCTTCAGTCTTGAATAGCAACCGCCACATCGTAGGTGTTTCTCCGAACGCGATCGTTAGGCTGAACATGATTGGCTTCCTTGTTTTTCGGCCCATCGTATAAGGGCGGCGCGGGGGAATCGCAAAACATTGACGCTCAGGTAGGTGACGGGTGGGCGGTTCTTTTTTCTTGCAGCGTATT